GTAAAAGCGCAGATCGTCAATCTCGTCTTCGCGTGATTCTGCTAGTGCAGAGACTGCCATGTCCAGCCGCGCACGGGCGGTTGTCAGAATGTCTGAGTCAGACTTTGGTGGTTTGCCGCCAGCTGCTACATTAGCCGCCGCGACCATTCCGGTTGGATCAGCCATTATTTTTTCTTCTTTTCTGCAACACTTCTTTTGACCGAGTACGCGATGGCCACGGCCTGCTTGACGGGCTTGCCAGCTTTAACTTCAGCTTTAACGTTCTTGCGAAAGGCTTCGGGTGATTTTGATTTAACCAGTGGCATGATTATTTCTTCTTCGCTGTTTTGGCAGATTCTTTAAACGCTTTGGCAGTTGGCGCGCCCTTGTCGCCTGGCTGGCGCATCTTTTCTTTGCTGCCAGCGGCTATGCGCTCACGTTTTGCATGGATATTGGCATATAAGCCGGGTTTGGTAGCCATATCAACACTTCCATCGTTTAAGAGCTGCTTTAGCGCGTTCGCCATCTTTGGCGTTGGCCGCTACTGCGCCCATTCTTGCACAAAATGAATCTTTGCGTCCCTGATCTGCCTTGGTCTTCGGGTTAGGCGCTGGCGCCTTCAAGTTAGAACCCGTTGCGGCATTGTACTTAGCGCGGCCCTTCTCGGTCAAGCCAGCACCTTTGCTGACCGGCAACTTCTCACCGCGACCAACGCTTAGAGACACACTCTTTTTAGCCATTACGATCCCATCCAAGAAGTTGCAACCACGCCTCTGCCATTGTACGCTCGGCGCTGCGTGGATTCACGCGCCTCACGGTGGGCTACTGGGAAGGCAAAAGTGACGCAAATAGCGTCAGCCGCGTCAGGCGAGGCCAATCCGCGTGCCTTCATGTCCTTTTTCGACTCCAAAAAGATAGTCCCTTTGGAGTCGGGCTTCATCATAGGCGAAATTAAATCAGTTTTAAGAAACCTGTCAAGCGGGATTGAAGCAGTTTTCAGCCAATCCTTCATTTTGCCCCACATTTCGGCCCTTTTGTTGCCATACATGACCGGATTTGATGATTTATTGCCAAAGTTGACACCTTTAATTTTGTAGCGCTGCTCTTTCAAACGGTCAACAATACCAGCCCCCAAGCCGCCTTCGTCGATCACGACCAGCGCGGGCTTGTATTCCTCAATCGCCTCGATCACATGACCAACGACAGTCATGGTGTCGTCGCCCCGATGGCGCTGAATCGCAATAATATCCCGTCCTTGCCTAATTGCAATGACTGTTGCATCTGCGCCAAAGCGGGCGGGGTCTACGCCGATCACAATTGGGGCACTGGCGTCCTGATATTTAGGCCGCTTCATCGCCTCGTCTACTAAACTTGCCGATATGAACTGATCGTCGCCTTCCGAGGGGAACTGACCGTACACCTCGACGTGCGCTTGTGATGAGTCAGCGCCATATTCGTCGATGATCTGCTGGTAGACCTGTTTGTCCGTCCCTTCGACCGTGCGGGCATCCACTACTTTAGTCGTCCAGAACTCCCGTTTGCTGTTAAACGCTTCGTAGAAGTACCCAGTGTTGCGCCGTGGGTTAGAGAACGCCATCCAGAAGCGGTTAGGCGTGTTCTCTGTAAAGAAACCAGACGTTACTGCCCAGATGCTGTCGTCAATACCAGACGCCTCGTCGAACACCACCAGCACACCGTCAAAGTTGTGAACACCCGCGTAAGCGTCGGGATTCTCCGCTGACCAGAGCCGCCCCTCCACGCCCCAGTAGCGCGTGCCTTTTTTAAGATCACGCTCGACCAGCTCCGTGAGCCACTTGGCTGGCATCAGTCTGGTGGCCGACACCTCGAACCAATGGCTGTTAAGCGCCATTGCTAGCCACTTGGTAATCTCGGCCCATGTGACTGACCTTAGTTGCGACTCACTGTTGGCCGAGATGATGGTCGTTGAGCCGATGCGGGTTGAGAGCATCCAGATCGTGATCCAACTGACTAACGCCGACTTACCAATACCACGGCCAGATGACACAGCGTGGCGTAGGGTGTTGAAGTCTAGCTTGCCCTGATTTTCTTTGATGTGGTCGGCAATATGCGTCAGCACCTCACGCTGCCATTTGCGTGGGCCTTTGAAATGTTCTAGCGGCGTGCCAGGCTGACCCCAAGGAAACGCGAACATTACAAACGCCAAGGGGTTGTCCTTGATCGCTGGCGCCCACAGACGCGCCATGAGTTCCTGCTCGTCTTCAGCGCTGTATATGGTCGATTGCATTTTGTACCGATGGTTCTATTACTTGGGCGTCGCTTACGTCTATGACATCTAAGGCTCGCTTGGTTGCCTCAGCCAGCGCGCCAGTGATGGAAATGCGCTGATCCACTTCGACAGATATGGCCTGCTTGGCCACCCAGCCGTGTTGATGTTTGAGTATTTCTAACGCCGCCTTGGCGTCGCCATTGAGGGCCGCCGTATGTAGTGTGCGAGACAACTCGATCTCGCCATCCGCCTTGCCCTTCTGCGCGGCGAGTTCCACCACGGGGTCAAGTTGCGTGAGTTGCCGGTATTCAATAGGCAGCATGCCTGCGGCTAACGCCAGTGCGTCACCTTTGAGGCCCAGCTTGGCCGCGTCATATACCGCCTTCAAGCGCGACTCTGTCGCTTCGACCTTGCGCGGTGTAAATGGAATCGAATGGAACATGTGTTCTCCATGCTTTTTGCACGTGGCTTTATTCTATATTAAAAAAAATTGTTCGTGAACGCTACGTTTTTGCTGGCCCTATGCGCTCGGCCCTACCCCCTCCCCCTTGGATCTTTTGCAGCATGCCATGGCGGCCGTGTGGGTCATGTGGACAATGTGGACCATTAGTTTGAAGTCACATGGCCACGCAAGCCACAAGCCTGCGCGCTACCTGGTGTGGACAATGTGGACAATCATTTTGCAATAGTCCACATGATCCACATTTTTCTTTCGCGCCAGTTCTTTCTTTTTGCGTGGGAATTCCCTGCGCGTGGATTTGTGGACAATGTGGACCATTTGGACCATCGTTTTAAATCGGCGCGGGATGAGACGTCAACCTAGCGTTACACACACCCATACATATATCTCTACTTCAAACTTTTATCTTTTTTTTATTATCCACATTGTCCACAACCCTCCACAAACCGCGCCGTTGCTGGGTTTGCGTGTGGACAATCGTCAACCCTCACTAAGTCCACATTCTTATCCACGCATGGTCCACAAAACCTGGTTTATGCAACTTTTGCATAATTGTGCAGCATGCTTGCAAAGTGCAAAAGAATCTGTTACGCTAGAAGCTCGCTTCGGCGAAAACGGTAAATTACAGTAAACGAAAGGCAAAACATGACAATTCTCAAATTCAATACTGGCCGCGAATACACTAAAAACGGCCAACGCATCGCCGCAACGCAACTAGAAAGCGGCGAAATTGTGCTTCTAGACATTGACCGCCACATTGATGTGATGTTGCCTGCGGGCGTCGAATTCACTCAGGCCGACATCATGTGGGCTTATGACCTAAATATGTATATGTTTCCAAGTGACATTGGAATGTCGTATGGCGACTATTACGCGTTGGTGCAACAGCTCCGCGACGCGGCCGCAACTCTTTGAAAGGATCTGATCATGTACACATTAGAGCAATTAAAAGCCAAAGACTTTGGCGAGTGGGACTTCTACGCATTCGACGACGCTGAGACAGTCGGCGAATTCTGCGCTGACGGCGACGGATTCGTGTCCGTGCAAGTGCAGAAAGACGGATCAATTCGCTTACTTGATCAAGGCGACTACATGCGCGACTTGTCATCTGACATTGATGAGGCAATCAAACAAGCTACCGAACATTTGCGCGAGCAATGGCCAAACATCTATTCCATGTGGTTTGGAGGATCTGAGCAATGACTTACATCCCCTCTCAAATGCAACTCGCCAAAAACGCCGCCGCACTTGATGCATTACAAGCCCGCGCAAACGCGGTGCGCTTGGAGTTGCATCATTTAGGCCAGTTGGAATTTACGCACCGTTACTTGACCGGACCACGCAAGCCTGCACATCTTGTTAATTTTTAAGGAGCAAACCATGAAACACACCATCTATGACATTCTCGCCGCCGTGGCCATTGGCCTTCTTTTAACTGTAGGCGCGTTGGCCTACTTTGACATTCTTTGGAGTTAATCATGTATCAGACCATTGGACTTTCAGACTTCCGCGCAGGTTTTAAATACCGCCCAGACAACTTCTCTTATGAGGGACTGGGCGCCCTTTTTGATTATCTTGAGTCAATGGGTGACGACGTCGAATTTGACCCTATTGCCATCTGCTGCGAATTCTCAGAAGACACAGTTGAGGCCATCGCGCGCGACTATGACGTAGAAGGCGACGACTTGCGTATCGCGGTTATTCGCAAACTAGAAGACGAGGGCGCGTTCATTCACGAGACCGAAGATGGAAAAATTCTTTATAGGAACTTTTGATCATGAAATTTAACTATGTAAGCAGAGACGGGTATGCACTTAACGAACACGGGCGCGAAGTGCTAGACGCAAGTGGCGCGCCCATCATTGTCCCAGTCGACGAACGCGCCGATTATGACTTGGGTTACCGCCCCCATGAAACTCCAACTGATGATGAATGAGGCCGCACCATGACAGAGCCTAAACACTACGACAAGACAGTTGTCACATTTCATAGGGGCAATGCGTTCACACCTGAGGGTGTGGATGCTGCACCCTTTGCCATATTTACCATGAACGACTTAGTAGACCGAGAATTAATCGACGCCATCTGCGCCTTAGTGCGCGAACACACAAACAAGGCACACGCCGACTTTTGCAACATTAAATTAACAACCGAAGATTGGGATGTATAACATGATTGACTTAACAAAATTGACGCCAGACGAAGCAGAGGCCATCGCACACGCCGAAGGGTTTACAGGTGTGGCTGCCATGTTCGCACAGATTGCGGATCTGCAACACGCCGTCTATGCCCTTTTAGACGCCATCGAAGACGGCGACACAGAGAAGTTGGCCAAGGTTACATCAGACGCTAGGGAGTTATTGCCATGACTCACCCAGTTATTGCCCAAGCGCTCGCGCCTTTTCGGCCACTCACCTATACCGAGCATTACTACATCGACCTTGGTTATCGGCATGAGCAGGGAAAGGCCGAAGAATACGAATACAAGGCGGCCATGGCCGAAGGGCCAGAGGCGCGCCGATTGCTTAACAGAGGCGCGTTGGAGGCCATGACAAGGAGTTATTGATGGTCCTACTAATCGCGGTTATACTGGCCGCGCTACTGGCCATTCTCCTTGATCTGTAGCGTTGCCACACCTCACAAGCCCCTAGCAATAGGGGCTTTTTTTTCACTTAACAAGTCTGACAGACATTGGCGACGGCACATCTTCAACAAGGCGACGCAATTCAGACTTAGACACGTCGACCATGTCTGGCGCGCAGAAAATGTGCTTTTTAGAGTCAAACTCCCGCGACTTCAATCTGCCCATGTCAACCCATCCGGCCTCTTTCAGGGCATGCAACAAGGCAGGCTGCGGAACTTTCACGCCAGACGGCGCGGCGCCTGCAAGGCGGTCACAAAGCGCATGGAAAGGCGACGCCACCACACCCTTGGAAAACTCACCCATGCGAGCGCGCATCAATTCCACTAGGTACGACTCGGCCATGCTCATGCCATGCTCGACCAGGTTCATCTTGAATTCGGTCAACATGGGGGCCGCACCAGGATTAAATGCGGCCACATCACGCGACGCAAGCCAACCGCTGATGGCCGCAAAGCCTCCCGCCTTGTACCACTTCCACATCTTCTCAGCGGCCTGCGCGCTCATGCGCGGCGCATGTGACCACACGCAAAACCAACGGCGGTCTTGCGAGTCCAGACTAATTGGCACAGGGTCATTAGAAAACGCCAACACAAACACGCGGTTTGCCATCTGGTACGGATGCAGGCCCTTGCGGTTGACTGTCAGCATCTCAGGGGGCGCTGCAATGATGGGCTTCAATTTGTTGGCCAAGGCCCTGCGCTCTTTGGCGTCTGGTTCTTTCAACTCGTTCAAGATGAGGATCTCAGACTCAAGGGCATAACCGAATTGCGACGACATGGTGTCGTTGTCCAGCAGGCCACGATTCTTAAGGTGCGGGCCACAGACTGCCCAGATGAACGGCGCCCACATGGTATCTTTGCCAGACCCTTGGTCGCCGCCATGCAACACGGCGTGATTGATCTTGGTCTCAGGGTGCTGCACCTTGAAGGCCATCACGTCAAAGATGTGTTCTAGTTCGTCAGCGTTAGGCACTAGCGCCCTGCAATGCTCAAGCCAAGGGGTCACATCACCAGACCCGACCGCAGGCCGCGCATCACGCCAACGATTGCCATACAGATCACCATCGCGCGCCACAATGACCGACTCGCCTGCGGCATAAGTAATGCCGACAAGCGCCTTTGCGCCCATGGTCTGGCGGTTCTCGTCAAACGACACAGACGCCTCGACCTTAGGGTTTTTACCATGTATAGACTTGCAAGGTATGTGACGGAACAAGGCGTTAAAAGTCTGGCGGGAAATCTCACGGCGGTCTTGCATGTCAAAGTAAGACTCGTCGTCTTGGATGTACGCAAAGCGCTCGAACCAATGGGACTTCTCAACACGGCCAAGTTCTTTGCGCTCAACTTCAGCGATCACGGCTGCGGCGTCGTCTGTGAACATGTCGGAGGGCGTCAACTTGGCCAATGCTTGATCCATGGCCATGGTCAGCAGTTCTTCACGAAGGCCTGGCGCATGTTTCGGGCCACCATTGTCGGACACCCACTTGAGGAACACGCTAGAGTCGATCTCAAGGCAGTGACTATGCAGACAGCAGTAGGCACGATTGGCGGGCATGTAGCGGCCTTCGGGGTTGCCGTCTGTATGCTCGGCTGAGTTGGGGCAGATCACGCCTGCCCATCCTTCTTGATTAGGTTTGGACAAGAGCAGGCCTTGGCCACTAAGCCACGCCATCACATCGTCTGCGCCGTCGTCTGTCAATCGGATCGGGCGCACGCCAACAGAGTCAGCAGGCGCGGGAACAACGTCAAGCGCTGCACAGATCTGCTCAAGCGTAAATTCGCGCTCAGGGTGAAACTCGACCAGCTTCGACGCAAAGTTGTTGCGGTCAGGCTTCAGGTTGATCGAGCCAGGTAATCGGAAGTTACGCACGGCATTGATCGCGCCAGAGTCGGTGT